GCGATGTGGCTCACTTTGGCCTGACGATGTTTCGCACGGCGGCGCTCCGCAAGATGGAACACCCCTGGTTTATGAACGTGCCGGATGAGCGCGGCGAGTGGGGCGAGAAGAAGCAAGACGAGGACATTTACTTCTGGCGCAAGTGGCGAGCGACTGGCAACAGTCTCTATCTCGCTAATCGTGTTGTGGTTGGGCACATGGAAACGATGATCGCATGGCCGGATGAAATCATGGACGTGAACTATCAGCATCCATGCGATTTTTGGTCGAGCGGCAAACCTAAGAACGTGTGGAAATGAAGTATCGCATCATATCAGCGTTCGGCAGCTACGCCGTCGGCCAGATTGTTGAGCCGACCGGGGGCTATCGGGATGAGCTGCTCGATCAGGGCCGTATCGCACCCGTTGCCGATCCACCATCAACACGTTGGAAAGCCAAGGTCGCATTCCTGAATTACAGCAAGGGGCAAGAGTTTGACTACACGGGGCCGCTGTGGCATCGCTGGCTGAGCAAAGAATACATCGAACCGATTGCCGTGGAGCCGAAAGTTGAACCGCTGACGCGAAGAGAGCGCCGCCGAGCCAATGTACACGACTGATTTCTGCACAACCCGACGCGGCAATTACTGGTGGGACTCCACATCCAAATGGAATCTATCGGTTACTTCCGCGCCTGCTGCCGAGCCGGTGACGGTAGACGACATTAAAGCTCATTCGCGCGTTGACCTGGCGGATGAAGACGGCTGGATTCGAGACGCCATTTCAGCGGCGCGGCGACTGTGCGAGACGTTCACCAAACGCGCTTTCGTAACGCAGACGCTACGGCTGTCGCTGGACCAGATGCCCGCCTGGGAGTTCTACTTGCCGCGCCCGCCGCTGGTGAGCGTGACCACGATCAAATATCAGGACTCCAGCAACGTCCAGCAGACGATTTCCGGGAGCGCCTACACGGTTGACACCTATTCGGAGCCGGGACGCATTACCCCCGCCTACAACACAAGTTGGCCGACTGGAATCGTCCACACGAACGCCATCGAAGTGATCTACGTCGCGGGCTACGGGGCAGCGTCCGCAGTGCCGGCGAGTATCAAGCAGGCAATCAAGATGACGGTTGAATCGTGGTATCAGGAGCGTGGCACACAGGTTATCGACCAGACCGTTGCAGAACTTCCAATGTCCGCAAAATCCTTGCTCCGCGCCGAGTCGTGGGGCTACTTACCGTAAGCGAGGGAACAAATGGCAGCGATTTCCGTTACCGCCGCGAGTGTTTTGCCGGGGACAGGCAGCGACACGGTTATCCAAGAGGGCACGCTTGGCGAAACGGTCACGGCCGGAATGCCGCTCTATCGCAAGATCAGTGACAGCAAGCTCTACAAGGCCGACGGCAACGCGAGCGCCGAAGCGGCGGCGGTTGTCGGCATTTCGATCGGCGGCGGCGATGCTGGCCAGCCAATTAAGTTTCAGAGCGGCGGAACCTACACCGCTGGGGCAACGCTCCTGCCGGGCATGGTTTATCTGCCTGGGTTGACGGCGGGGACGATTATCCCGGTTACAGACTTGGCGAACGGGCAATACACCTGCGTCATCGGGATCGCAACCACGGCGTCGCTGATGAAGCTCGGCATTCTCCAATGCGGAATCGTGGCGGCAATTAGCTAAATGGACGCTGGCGAGTTACGTCACCGAATCGAAATACAGGAGCCGACTGGGACCACCGGAAAGGCGCTCAACAATCCCAAGGAAGCATGGAAAACATTTGCGAAGCGATGGGCCAAGGTTGAGCCGCTGAGTGGAACCGAAGGCGTGACGGCCGACCAGCAATCGGCGGACGTGACCTACGAAGTGACGATTCGCGGCGGCGGACCGGCCATTACGCCACAACATCAAATCGTTTGGAAGGGAAAGACGCTGAGCATTGAATCGGTCATCGACAAGCTCGGCCGGGGCATTTGGACCATCATTCGTTGCGTTGAACAGGTAGCTGTATGAGTTCGCCATTTGCAATCCAGATTTTCGGCGTTGACGAGTTGATTTACTCGTTCAACTTGCTGACGGCTGGCATTCAGCAGCGCGTTCTCAAGCAGGTTGTCGCCAAAGGTGCGCGGGTCATGGTCTCGCCACTCAAAGCTGCTACTCCACGTTCCAGAAGCAAGGGACGGGGCGCAAAGAACCCATCGGGCACGATGCGAAAGTCAGTGGGCATCGTAACCAGAAAATACAAAGGCGGCGGGTTGTGGATGGCATTTGCCGGTCATCGCTGGCCTAAGGGCGCAGCGGCGCACCTCGTGGAGTTCGGATCGAAGCAGCGATTCACGAAATCAGGAGCAGCCCGAGGCGCGGCGATGCCGTTTCCGTTTTTCCGTCCGGTCTATGCAGCGAACAAAAGCCGCATGATGGACGCGATGCGAGAGGCGATGAAAGTCGGCATTGAGACCGAAGGCGCTCGGGCGGCAATCAAGAAGTTTGCCAGGGCGACGGGAACAAGGTAATGGGAATCCCTGAATCATGGATCGTGAATCGACTCATTGCCGACGGACAGATGACCGGATTTGTCAGCGGCAATGTGTACCCGGTCTACGTGAAGCAGGATACCAGTTTCCCATTCGTGACCTACAAGCGAACCGGAACCAAGCGAGACAACACGACGCGCGGCTCGGATGGAGTGCCACAGGCCACGATTCAGGTCGTGGCGTGGGCGCTGGATTACGAAGAGGGCAAGCGCATTGCCGACAGGATTCGCAAGGTCGTCAAGCTGACGGATAGGGGCGAAGAGTTTCAATACCAAACCGACACCGGCACGGACAAAGTTTTCATCCGCAAGTGCTTCCTGACGGACGAGAGCGACATTGACGAGTTCCCGCCAATCGGGCGCGAACTTCCATTCTATGGCGTGCAATTAACTTTCGACATTACCTACACAGAACTTTTAGCGTAAGGGGCCGATCATGGCTGACGAAGGCTTCGGCACAACGATTACTTTCCAAAGCGGATTCTTTGCCGAGATCACCAATGTCGATTGGGACGGAATCAAGCGCGGCTCGATACCGACGAGCCATATGACGACCACCGAAGGGTGGATGACGTTTCAGCCGAGCGACCTGAAAGACGCTGGCGAACTGAGTGTAGAAATTGCATTTGCGCCGCAAACTACGATTATCACCGCGATTACGGCCGCCGCGGAAACGGTAACCGTCACGCTGCCGATCCCAGCCGGTCAGAGCGTTGCGTCTACTTGGGCCTGTAGTGGGTTTATGACCGACTTCAAGTTCAAGTCACCAATGGACGGAAAGATGATGGCAGACGTGAAACTAAAGTTTAGCGGCAAGCCGACGATCACAGCGGGACACTAATGCTAACACGCGAAGAAATCATTGCGGCGCAACGCGCACGGCGCAAGACGGTTGACGTTCCGGCCTGGGGTGGGCAGGTGCTCGTTAAGCCGATTTCGGCGACTGAGTTCCTATCCATCCGCCGCGACCTTGGCGACTCGCCGGACGATACCAGCAGGGTTCAGTACGTGCAACGAATCGCCGCCGCGTCCGTTGTTGATGCGGAAGACAATTTGATATTCACCGGCGAGGAAGGCGAAAAACTGCTGCGCGAACTGGATCACAGCACGCTCCTGCTATTCGTAAAGGCTTCGCTGGGAGAGGACGCTAAAAAAAACGAGGGCTGAGCAGTTGGGAGATTTTCTCCTATCGGCTGTGCCTGCAACTTGGGATTGAAGACCCGAGTTATTTGACAATTAGCGCGGAGCAGTTGCTTGGATGGCACGAATACTACCTTGCGGAGCCGTTCGGGGATGATTGGAGACAAACGGCAGTTCTCGCCTGCTTATCCGCTCGCAAGGGCGGTTGGAAAAACGCAAAGATTGAAGATTTCTTGCCAATCAGACAAAAGCAAACAAGGACTGAGATCGCCGAAAAAGTAAACCTCTTCTTCCAGGTTCTGTCGGCAAAGGCGGGCAATTCAAATGGCTGACACAATCGGTTCAATGGTGGCCCGTCTCTCGGCAACCGCCGACCAATTCAAGGCGGATCTGCAAGCAGCCGCCGGCCACGCGCAGCATTTCGTTGCGGACGTCGAAGGTCACGCGCCCAAGGGCGGGCTCATGGGCACGCTCTTGCATGGTGCGGGGCTGGGAACCGGCATGGAGTTGGTTCACGAAGGCTTCGAGTTAGCGAAGGAAGCCGTTCATGGATTCTTCGAGCAGTTCGAGCGGGCGCACGAGCTAGAAGCGTTCGCCGAAAAGGTCCACGTCAGCGTTGAAGAATTGACCGCGTTCCAGTTTGCTGCTGAGCAGCTGGGCGTCCATTCCGAGTCAGCGGACATGGGACTATCGAAACTCCAAAAGGCGATCGGCGAAGCGCATAGCGGCAGCGCAGAGACGGCGGAAGCGTTCGCTAAGCTCGGGCTGAATGCGGACGACTTGGCGAAGGAATCTACGATTCAGGCGCTGCATGAGGTGGCCGACGCCATTTCTGAAATGCCGAATGCCAGCGACCAAGCCGCGGCGGCAATCGACATTTTCGGGCGCAGCGGTTCGGAGCTGCTGAACGTCTTGCGCGGTGGCAGCGAGGAACTGGAGAAGCTAGAGCAACACGCCCGCGACGTGGGCGCGGTTATGAGCAATGAGCAGGCGGCATCAATGGCAGAAGCCGCCAAGGCCATGAATGAACTGTGGGCCGTCGTCAAGCAAACCGGCGCATTGCTGGCCAGCACGTTCGTTCCGGTTATCAAAGTCGTTGCGACCGTCATGCGCGAAGTGTCTTGGGCGGTTTCCGAAACTGTTAAGGGCGTCAAGCTGCTGCTCGGGATCGGCGGCGAGCATGAGCATAAATTGGCCGCGCCGGTTAAGAAGGCTGGCGAGAGTTATACCGCGCTCAAGAAGCAAGCCGAAGATGCGAAAAAACAAGCGGAAGAATTGAACAAGGCGCACGATAAGTTGTTCGCGCATGGCGCGGAAGTCGCCAAGTCGCTGCGCACTCCGTGGGAAATCTTCTCCGACACCATCGCGGACGTGAATAACTTGCTGAATCAGGGGGCAATCAACTGGAACGTCTACAATCGCGCCGTTTCCAAGGCGTCTGATGAATTAGAGAAGGCAACGGCAGCCAAAGACAAACTCGCCAAGTTCGAGAAAACTCCCGGCATCGGCGCGGCTCAAGTCGGCACCGTAGAGGGTTTCTCTGCGCTCCAGTCCGCGTTTCGCCAGATGGACGACGCCGAACGTCAGCGCGAAGTAACGGCGCAAGCGCAACTTGTGGAGGCCAAGGCGCAGACGAAGAAGCAAGAGGAAATCGCTCGCGCGTTGACGCAGGGCGGAACGCGCATCCTGACGGGGAAAATCTAAATGGCCGTCACGAGCGTTACTCTCCTATTCACCGGACAATCCGGCTCCATTGAGGGCGGCAAGGTCAGCTACACGTCGATCTATGCCGTTGACGTGGATAGCGCACTCGATGGGCCACAGGTTGCCGTTGCCGGTTGCGGAGTCAGCCTTGGGGACAAATATCAGTTCGGCAACGACAGCGATAGGCTGGCCAAGTGCAAGAGCCTGCGCCCCGATCGCGTTGCTGATACCCGCCTGCGGTTCACCATTACCGCCACGTTTGACAACGACCAGGGGGGCGGGGACGGGAACAAGAATCAGGACCAGAAGCCGGACACAAACGGGAACTATACCGACGATCCTTTCCAGTGGCGACCGGAAATAAGTATCTCGCCGGTCACGGTCCAAGTGCCTGTTGAGTTCGCCACGCTGCGAACGGAGTTGACCGAGTTGGGCTTTGGGCTCGGCAAGGTTGGCAATCTCGGGCCGGTAATGAACAGCGCCGGCACTGTCATCGACCCGCCGATAACGAAGGACCATCGACAAAAGCTGCTGCGCGTTACCAAGTATTTCACGAAGTACCCGAGCGAGTTCGATGAGTTCGAGGAAAAAGTAAACTCGGATAATTTCGTCGTGAATCTCCCCGGTCTCATTCGTGCCTATAAACCGTTCTGCGTTCTGTTTGAGCCGTTCCAGGCAACTTGGAAATTGCAGACCAAGAAGGACGGCACGCTGATTGACTACTGGGAAGCAGACTTGAGTTTCCTGATTGACGAAGTTCGCACGCATCGCGTCACGATCACCGACCGCGGCATTCATAAGCTGGTTGCGCCGGGTGACGACAACGGGCGCGGCGGAACCTATTCAGCGGGGGACTTCCCCGGAGGCGTTGCGCCCGTCGTGCGAATGCTGGACCCGGAGGGAATGCCGATTACGGAGCCGGTTCTATTCAACGGCAAGGGGAAGCCTGCACCACCGGGGCGCGTCCCGTTCTTTATCACCTACAGCGTTTATGGGGAGGTCTCCTTCGCGGGGATTAGACTCTAATGGCAATTAAGCGATGGATCGGCACGGATGGCAGCTACAGCACCAACGGCAATTGGTCGGCGGCCAATGTTCCGGTAAATGCCGACACGGTTCGGCTCGGGCCCGACCGGGGAACGAGCATCACGAGCGGGCTCAATCAGTCTGCCGTTGACCTGGCTGCGTTCTATGTGGATGACGGATTTGGATACGACATTGCATCGGCCGTCGCCAATCTCCAAATCTCTACAGCCATTTTCCGATATGCCGGGCTTGGCCAAGCCTTCATTGATTTGGGTTCTACCGCTGTTTCCCCGGTGGTCGATTCGACCGGCTCGGCCGATGAAGGGGAGAACGGCTTATACCTGATTGGTTCTGGAATCGCGGTTCTGACGATCAATGGCGGGGATGTGGGTGTCGCTGCGCAGCCGGGCGACACCGCGACGGTGACAACGCTGCGAGTGAACGGAACAGCATCCAAGGTTGACGTAGGGGCCGGAACGTCGCTGACGAATCTTGGCGTCTATGGCGGCCGGGTGCTTCTGCGTGCTGCTGGAACGACGGTCAACGTCTACGGCGGCGAATTAAACACGCGCGAAATCGGAGCGATCACGACGCTGAACATTTACGGCGGGCGGGTCATTTCCGAATCGACCGGGACGATCACGACCGTCAACCTATACGGCGGAATCCTGGATATGTCCACCAGCAACATTCCGCGCACCATCACGACGATGAACCAGCACGCGCGGACGCAAAGCGAGTTCATCTATGACCCGGCCGTTATCACGATCACGAACGCACTCGGCACGCCCGAGCGACCCGTGCGCAAACTTCTGATTGCCAACTAATGTCCGAAGACCTAGTTGCATTTGACGTTCCTTCATTCAAGGCGCTGAAACGCGACCATGAGCGATTGCAGCATGAGGTTTTCAAGCTGCGCGAACATTTGGGGGCGATTCATCGCGGTCAATTCGGAATGCCCGGCGTTCAGGTCGAAATAGCCAAGGCAGCCGGGACAATTTCTCCCGGTGCTTCCGGTAACTTCCATCCGTGGCGATATGACTTTAATTCGGGGGATTATGTAGCCACCACGCAAGACGAAGACGCGAAGGACTGGCTTTCATCAGGTTTCGCCAGCGGAGATAAGGCGGTTTTGGTTCGCCTCAACCAGTCGCGTCAGCGTGTTGCGATTAAGACGACTGGACCGACCGGCGCAGGCTTTGCCTACATCATCCCAACGATCACAGCGACAACCATTCCCGGCACGACGCCAGATTGGATACCGCTTGACTATTACGGCGTCAATGGGGTTTTCGGAGTCGTCGCGCAGGACACCACGCACGGCAATTTCTTCAAGGCGACCGTCGCCGGCACTTACTGGGCTGAATTAAACATCGAGTTTACAGGCAGGGCTGGACCAGCGGACGCGAGCATTATCGACTTCGACGCTGGCACTGGCGATTCGAGTTTGGATTATGGCGGACTGCGGTACACGATTCCCATTCCGGTGATGATTCAGGCGTTCATTACGAAGAACGGAACAACCGTCGCCGCGCGGCAGGATACCGTCTGGGGCAATACGTCAGGGACGCCGACGCCGCAGGATCTTTACTCAACCCTGCATTTTCACATCCCGATTTTCTGCGCGGCGAATGACTTGATTGAAGCGAAATGGGTGCGCAATTTGGGAACGTCGGCGGGTAGTTTCAATACCGACTTCTCGGTTGTCTACGGCGGGCCGGAGCAGATTTAGCTGCCCGGCGAAAATCGTTTTCCGCACTTCATGCAAGTAATGACGACCTTGCTACTGCCAATCACTCCCCCAAACAAACCAAGCGCGCCAAATGTGATCAAGCCGACGGCCGCTTTTCCTAGTCTGAATCCCTTGGCGTTTGTGGTGAGTTGGGTGGACTGGCAATTTGGACATCGCACTGGCTCATCAGGATCAAACTCTTTCTTTGGGTGTTCTTCGAAATAGGTTGTTGGTCGCTGGTATTCGGGTTGAGCAAGAAACCCAAGTTGATTCCCTGGCTGAATTGCCGGCCATGGGACTTGCACCAATCCCTGACAATGCGGGCAGCCAACAGTTTGGCCGAGATGTTGTTGGGCAATCGCAATATGGCCGGCACAGTGTGGACAGGCAATTGCATTCATGGAAAAACTCCCGTTGTCCGTACCTGTTCAAAAATACCGCATTTCCCCGAGAAAATCCCTACTTGTTTTTTAGTGTTCGGCTGAACATACTTGGCGAATCACCGAAGCGACCATTCTTGGTCGTGGCACCCGGCGGCCGTCCCCGTCACGACGGCATCTTGACCCGGAGGTAGTGTTATGGTCCGTGCTTTGACGCCGCGGCAGGCGTCCGTCTTGAAGTTGTGGATTATCCCCGTTCGGCCGTTAAGAATCCACTACAGTTTTGCTCGTGGATTACAGCCTACCCGGTCATCGGGCGCGGGATACTTCGCAAGCTGGGGTGGGCTTCACTAATTGCCCGGCCGGAACAGATAATCTATTGCACTCGCCTCTTGGCAAATCGTGGGGTCCAGATAAAGCAACGTCGTCGCGCGGCTAACATGGTCGAGCAATTGCTGGGGGTCCGCGCCTGCTGCCTTGGCATGGCTCGCGGTGGAACGGCGGATGCGGTGAAACTTGGAACGGCGGTCGTCTGGCAAGCCAGCAGAGACGAGAATCCTGCCGTAGTATTTCCAGAGCAGCGTTTTGTCGAGCGGCCAATCAAAAACCTTGCCGTGGCTCTTGCTGATTGGACCGAGTTCCGCGACGGTATCCACGGCGAGCTTGTATGAGCGATCAGACTTGCGCCCCTTGCGATGTTCTGCGCGGCAGACAATCCACTGACGCTCAAGGTCTACGTCCTGCCATTCGAGACCGAGTATCGCGCCGATGCGCTCGCCGGTATCGAACAGGCAAAGCAAGAGGCATCGCCACCATTTGCGCGACGGAACCTTGCCAACGTAGCCATCCAGTGAATCAATCGCGGCGAACAATTTCTTGAGATCGTCGCGGCTCCACGCGCGGGGAACGCGCTTCGGTTCGATGGCAAACTCCACGGTCGGAAACTTCGCCACGTCGTTGCGCTTGGCGGCGAATCGCCAGAGCGTCAGCAACTTCTCAACGTCTCGGTTCGCGGTCATGCACGAAACCGATTGCAGTCGCCACGAGAGGAAGCTGCTGAGCGTATCGTCGTTGAGGTCTGCTAGCGCAGGTGGACGCGCCAGGAATCGCTCAAGGTGGCGCAGTGCGACCCGGTGAAGTCGCTCGGTGTTCTTTGACCAGCGCACGGTTTTGCGCGGCAGAAAATGGGAATCAAAGTAGCCAATCAATGTTGCGGACATGCAGCCTCCGGCTATGTGCTAAGAAGCCTAGCACATAAGCAGGCATTGGTACGTCTGTCCGTGATAGCCGCGTTTCCTTCCGGTCCTTCCGATTAAATCGGTTAATCCGTTTCGCTCCCGTCATGTTTCCCGCACTGGACAAGCACACGGAGAATCCGTAACCCGCGAGGGCCGGGGCCGCGTCTGCTATTGGGCGGCTTTTCGCCTCTCCGTTGTGCTTGCCCATTTTCGTCCAGAATGTTACCCTGTCACAATGGCCACTGCAATGGAACCGAATCTGATTCAGCGTTTGCGCCACGATCTTGGCATGAGCCAAGCCGAGCTAGCCGAAGCTGTCGGCGTATCCCGCGTAGCAGTAACCCACTGGGAAAGCGGCAATCGACGCCCATCCGGCCCCGCCGAAATGTTGCTCAATCAACTTGTCGGCCGGACAAAAAATAAATCTGGAAAAAAGACCCAGAAGCCATCTTGACGCCTGCAATGTAACTATGTTACCTTGCCGCGTAGTCGATTAACGGTAGCCGAAAACTGCCGCTAATTATGGAAGCCAATAGCACTCTCTCGCCGTTCTTGGCGTCTGCGTGCGAAGCGCAAGGAGGCCCGCGCAAGGAAGCGGGCAAGACGCTATGTCTACGGTCTCGCTCGAATTGACCCAAGGTTATTCCACCGTTGTCAACGCCGACGCGATGGACCGCACATTCACGTTTGAACTGCCGCATGGTCTCTGGTGGACCGGCCGCATCCAAGACCTGACGTGGAGTTTGCCACGGTGGAGTATCGGGACGGATGCTCAGCAGAACACGCCTGGATGACTGGCAGATTGATATGTGTGATGGACAAGCAAGAGCGCAGGTTCGGCATTCAGTCGAATGACGGAAAGTCAGCAAATTGTTTTCGTTACGCTCGTATCGAATCCTCGCCGTGAGCGGGGAGCTAACCCAAGAAGGAGAATGAACGATGGCAATGCACGAGTTCAGTCTGGAAAGCCTTATCGAATTGGACGGCGGGCGCGTGCCTGTCGCGTTCAATCAAGCCGTAGTCCGCTTGCTCAAGGATTGCGAGGACCGGCCCAACGACAGCAAGGCGCGCAAGGTGACGGTTGAGTTGTCGCTGAAACCCATCGGCGACGAGCACGGCAACTTGGACGAAGTAAAGGGTTCGTTCAAGGTCAAGGATACCGTGCCGGAACGCGAGACGAAGGAATACAGCTTTGGCGTCCGCAAGCGCAGCGGTCAGCCGGTGCTGGTGTTCAACGACATGAGCGATGACGACGTGAATCAGAAAACCATTGACGACTAACCGGCCGCGTTCGGCCACGAAGGGAAACACGAACCATGTTGAAGGAAGCAATCGACCGCGTTGCCGAGCTGGGGAAGAACGAAGCCGAAGCGACTGTTGTTCATTTGAACCGCAGTACGTCGGTTCTGGTTGTCGCCGGGTCCGTCGTCAAGGAATACGACCGTCTCTTGCCGCCGATTCGGCATCAATGTCTGACGCTCGATTCGTTCATTCAGGCGGCAACGGAGTTTTCAAGGGAGACGGGTCCGCGCGTTTTCCTGTCGCCAACCAAGGCAGTTGCCGTTCTCAATCATGCCGAAGAACGGATTGAGACGGTCACATTGGACCTGACGTATTCCGACCGCTGGAAAGCCCTTGTCGCACTGAGCGGCGAAATGCCGCATGACAAGCTGGTGAAGTTGCTCGCCGTGACGCTGCGCGGGTCCGTCGATGAAGCCTTGGTGCGCAAGATTCGCCGGGTTGAGTTCGCCAGCACCGGCAGCGGCAAGAGCGAAGTCCAGCACGGGCGCGACACGATGGGAAAGGCGGTCGAGGCGGTCGTGTCCAACATCGAGGACATCCCCGAATCGTTCATCGTCAGCGTGCCGGTCTACTCCAATGCGGACATTCGGCAGCCGTACCCGGTGGAGTTGGTTCTGGAAATCAACACGCGGGCACAGACATTCACGGTTGTTCCGTCACCGGATGAATTGACCAAGTGCCAGCAGCAAGCGGCAGGCGCAATCGTGGATCGTCTGGTGACGGCATTGAAAGCCGAGAACGTCTTTGAAGGTTCGCCGCAATTCGTTGGCGCGGAGAACATGCTCAAGGCGGACTAACCGAACAACAGCCGTCGTGATTGTTTCACGTCGGCACGAAGGCCGCGGTCGGATTTCTACGCGGCCTGAGTACATGGACGGTGCCCCGGTTGAACCAGGGCTCATAAGGATGTGACCGGCGCGAGCAGGAGGCGGACGCCGGGGTAAGGAGAGAACCGATGGAAGGCGACACGATGACAACGACGCCAATTGCTGAACGGGTTCGCGCCGGTTCGGAATATCTGGATAAGAAATATCCGAAGTGGTGGACCAAGATCAATGCCGACGGATTCGCTGGCGGCAACTATTCAGAACTTACCAAATTGTGGCGTCAGCAGATCGACATTCGACGTAACGCCACTGCATAACCATCGAACGGAGTCGAACCCATGTTGTGTTTAACCCGCCAGTCAGGCCAGGGAATCGTCTTTACCGACAGCCACGGCGCGACGATCAGGCTCTACACGTTGCTCCGTAAGGACGGTCGTATCCGAGTTGGCATCGAAGCCCCGGATTCGGTGCGCGTGTTGCGCGAGGAACTGTGGTTGGCCCAGGAAGCCGAGCGCGAGGCGCGTGCGGAAATCGTGGACGTACCAGATAACCGGAGGAGCGCATGAGGGCCATCGTTGTCAATCACCAAAGCAAGTCCGAACCCAAGTTTGAACTTGGCTCGTGGGCATTGTCGTTGGCGCAGTCGCTGATGACCAATGGACTGCTCGCCGTCTCTGTCGAGATCAAGGCTGCACTGAAGGAAGCGTTTGAGGCTGGCGTCGAAGCCGGAAGAAAAGCCGAACGAGCAGAGTTTGCGCCAGAGTTGGCAGTCATAACTCAACCGGAGCCCAAGCCATGAACCGCCTCACCCCTTACTTCACCGAACCCACCGACCTGGACGAACTGATGGCGGAGTCGTTTGAGGATGGGTTTGATACCGGGCTGGCAATCGGGAGTCGCGCGGCGAAGTGGGCTTCGGTCGGTGCGGGGCTGTTTTGGGGAATCGTGATTGGCGTCGTGGTGGGGAGGTTGGTGGGATGACTAATCGCGCAGATGGGTGGACATGTTTTACGGCTGCGTTCAATGGAGTGTCTTATGCGGTTGCCATTTGGTCCCATCCGGTGAACAGAAGTTTGCCGCAGGAGACTTGGCTTGAACTGCGACGTTTCGCCATTGCACCAGACAGACCGCGCAACACGGCGAGTCGCGTACTTTCCGTGATGGCGCGGATGATTCGGAAGTCGGAGCCGAAGATGGAGCGGTTGATTAGCTATCAAGATATGGGCGTTCATACTGGCACGATTTACCGCGCCGCAGGATGGACAGCGACCGTCACCAAGTCGGCAACGAGTTGGACGAATGCGAAACGAACGCGACCGGCAGACCAAGCGTTTTCGGACAAGCAGCGATGGGAGCGGATTTTGTAGCCAACCGCACTCGCGGGGAGTTTTGAAAGGGGGGAAGCGATGGGGGATGTGATCACACTCAACGACAGCGACCAAGATAAGTTCCGTGGGTTCACGGACAAGGACGTGGTTCTGTCGTGGGCTGACTGCCCGGACTGCAACGGGCGCGGCTGGTTCTTAATCCGACCGTTTATGACTGGCGGCTCGAACGGCGCAGGCGGCATCGGCAACATGCGGCAATGTGAAACTTGCGCCAAGGAATACGCCAAGGCGAAAGGCGGTGCGTGATGTCCGACTTTATGACCAGCAAACACGCCGACACCTTGAACGCGCTGGACGAAATGCAGCAGAGCGTTGCCTATGCTGTTCGCCGTTCAGTGCTGGCGGATGCCGAGCGGATCATCGTCAGGCAGGAGGAAACGATTGCGGAGTTGTTGGCAGCATTGGAAGAAATCGTGTCGCGCAACGAAATCCAACAGTGGTTCAACTTGGATCAGGCGCGCGCCGCAATCGCCAAGGCCAGAGGCACCCCATGAGCGAAGCACTGCGGGGATATGACGAGCGTGGAGGGAACGGAGCCATGAGACGTGGCCTACGAACTGGCGAATGCGAGCTAACCATCCACGATGAGGACCGGGAGATTGATTACTGCGTGTTGGCACGGTACACGGTCACACCGGATGAGTTGGTCGTGGAGAGCTGGTACGTGCTGTCCATGAGCATCAAGTTTCGTGGCGAGTATCGGCAGTTATCCACGATCGAGCATCAGGACGCGATTGACTGCGAGTGTGAGCAGGTAGCGGGAAATCGGATTTGGAAGGCGTGCGAGAAGGATGCGGAGGTGTGCTGTGAATCCTGAAGTTGGAATCCATGAGAACGTCCCATTCGAAACGTACCTATCTTGGGACGCCATTTCAAACAGCCGTCTGCAAATGGCTAAGCAGTCGCTTGCACACTTCCGCGCCAATATCGCAATCGAGAAAACCAAGCCGCTCCAGCTCGGTCAGTTGTGCCACTGTGGACAACTTGAGCCGCTATCGATCGCTCTGCGGTACTGCGTAATGCCGGACTTCCATTTGTCTCCCGAGAACATCGCCAAAGACGGCAGCCAGTCCAGTTCGAAGTCAACGGCATACTACCGTGAGAAGTCTGCGGCGTTCCGTGCTGCGAACAAGGGAAAGGAGTTTGTGGACGAGGCGCAATACAAACTCATGGTAGGCGTTGTGGAGGCGATTGCAGAACACCAGCGCGCATCGTCCTACCTGCGATCCAGGGGACCAGTCGAGCTATCGATAGCCTGGGTTGATGACGAAACCGGCCTGCTGTGCAAAGCCAGGTTGGACAAGGTGTCGATTCTGGCGCGGCTTATCGTTGACCTGAAAACGACGATGGACGCGAGCCGGTTCAGCAGTGCGATTGCCGAGTACGGATATTACAACCAGATGCCGCACTATGTTGACGGCTGGCGCGTTCTGACTGGTGAAGAATACGGAGCCGCGTTCGTTGCGGTCGAGTCCAAACCTATTCATGGTGTTCGCGCTGCGCCGCTTGGACAGGAGTTCATGGACGCCGGCCGTGCTGAGAATCGCAGGCTGTTGCGCGACATTGCCGACGCCAAGGAATCTGGCGACTGGCCCTGCTACGAAGATCCCAAAGAATGGGTGCCCCCGCATTGGTTCGGCGCTGGTGCCGATCCGGTTGAGTTGGTTGTCGGTGGTGAAGTCATTTCAATCTAACGGAGCAACAACGATGCAAGCAAACGAGCTTTGTCCGGCCCCGCATATCGAAGCGGCGGACCTGTGCGGTAAAGAGAAGGTTGTAACCATCAAGTCTGTCGCGTTCGCAGACGTGGGACCAGAGAAGCAGCGCAAGGGGATTATCTACTTCGAAGAGTTCCCCCGCGCAATGGTCCTGAACCGGACCAACACCAAGCGAATTATCTCACTGTACGGCAATGAGACGGATTCATGGCCTGGGAAGCGGCTAACGCTCTACCCGTCAGAGGCAGATTTCAACGGGAACACGGTCCCCTGCATTCGCGTGCGAGAGCAGTTTCCAAAGAAGGCGGACTAGTTGGCTGGTTGGCAAGGACTGAAAGGAATCGACGCCGTGAAGCGCGAAGCGTTTGAACATCCGAAAACGATGGACCTAATGTCTCGCCTGGGTATCGACCAGGCCAAGGCACTGGGAACGCTCGCAATGCTTTGGAATTGGACGGCGGACCACGCCATCCAGGGGAACATTGGGAAGTGGCCAGACGGCGCGATAGCCCGTGGCTGCAGTTGGGACGGTGAGGCGTCAGTGCTCGTCCGGGCGCTGGTTGACTCGCGATGGCTGGACGAGAACGCAGATCACCGTCTGCTTGTTCACGACTGGCCCGACCACTGCGAAAGATGGGTAAAGGCGAAGCTGGTAAAAATGGGGAAATGGTTTGTAGAAGCGTATGCAGTCGGCTCTACAGTCCGCACTGTAGTCGGCTCTGCAGACGCGACTGCTCCACGCGACCCAACCCAACCAATCCAAACCAATCCAAACCCAACCAACCCTGCTACAGGCGCAGCCGAGGTGGAGGGGGCTTCATGGGAATCTGTTTCTGAGGCAGTTCGCAGGGCTGGCGTCGCCGACCACGCTACGGCCGTCTCTGCAGCGATTACGAACGGCCTGTCGCCGTCCGACGTTCAGGCCATAGTGAATCATTGGTGGTCGCGTAAGCCTGCGTGGAAGCCTGACGGATTGCATTGGCGGATTCGGACCGCGCAGCCGGGGGAGTCTCCGGCAGATCGCTGGCCGCCGCCTTCGCCAGAGGCCGAGCTTTTCAATCGGTCGGCTGCAGCAAGCGCCAAGGTTCAGCGCCAGGCCCGTGATCGTGCTGCAGTAGAGGCTGAGCGTGCGAACAGTGAGGCTCGCAAGCAATACCTTGAATCCAGGTTCGGTCCAACCGTTGACGCCATGACGCCAGAGCAGGTTATCGAATTGCTTCCGGCCATGCAGCGTGTTTTGTATCGGAAAGACCCAAAGTCGCATTTGGTGCGAGATTTCTTGCTGAATGAGCTTAAAACCAAGCAATCGCTGGAGGCTCAAGCATGATACGCGCATACCCCGTCCCTTCCGGTTTAAGGTTCCGCACGCGGAACTGCAGGGGGTTCTACCTTGACCGTCCTGCAGTCTGTGAGTGTTCAGCACGGTCACGACGCCAACTTGACTTCGCAGAGTGTTGCAGCCGGGACTGCAACCCCTTATACGGCCGTTTTTGTCGGACACCGGAGGGCGGACCAGGACGCTGGGGTTTAGACGGATCAACTACCGTCGCGTTGCCTGGGGAAACTACAGCCGAAGCTGCAGAACACACCTTTCGGGGTCTGCGAAGTGCGCCGTCGGTTCCGGCTTGGATCTTTAACGGCCTGTCTTTTTCGGGGAGAAAGTTGGCCGAAACATAACCCGCGCAACCGTGCATACCGAGACTCCTTAACAGATTCATACTAGTGAACCAAGGAACATAAGTCAAATGGCCAATCCACTAACACCGAGACAGCGGGAAGTCCTGCAGGCGATCCGGTTGCTGACGAAGCGGAATCGTCGCTCCCCGACCGTCCGCGAGCTGATGGAGGAGCTGCAGATCGCCTCTCCCAATGGGGTTGTCTGCCACCTAAAGCCGCTTGAGCGCAAAGGTGCGATTATCCGCAACGCCGAAGTAGCCAGGGGAATCGAAGTGGCCGGCACTTGCCCTGTCTGCGGTCACGAGGTTCACAGATGAAGCGCCGCAATCCCCTCATATCGCCGTATCGACCGTCTAGGAAGCGTTGCCCGATTCATGGCGGCTATCTGGGCCCATGCATCCGATGCGTCCTGGATGGCCGAGTGAAGCCGCCAGCATTGAAGTTGCTCTCCCGTCGCCACCTCCCCGACCTGAACCCATGAAAGACATCCGACGATCCGCCGAGATTTCCGAATGTGGTCGCTACCGTTGGTGGCTGCGCCGTTCCTGGAATCCAGTCTACGGCGCGGAGTACCTGCAAGGCACCGTCTGCTTCGTGATGCTCAACCCCAGCAAGGCGGATGCACTGCAAGACGATCCAACGATACGCCGCTGCATCAACTTCGCCGACAACTGGGGATTCACCGCTCTGTCCGTTCGTAACTTATTCCCGTGGCGTGCGACTGATCCCGATGAGATGCGCGCGTACGGCATTCTGACGCTAACCGGCGGCGACCGTGGAAATGCTGAATTGCAAGCGTCTGCTACCGCCGATTTGGTCATTGCCGCTTGGGGAGCATCGCCGCGCATTATCGGCCGCGACGTGGCTGCGCTGAATATGTTCGGCACGCGACCGATCTACTGTCTGGGCACCACGAAGAACGGCTACCCCAAGCACCCGCTGTACATTCGCGCCGACACGGAGCCGCAGCCGTTTCGCAACTGCAACACGGACTGGCGTGAATCTGTGCGGCAGTGGAACGCCAAGCACCTGACCCCATGACCTGAAAGGACAAAACCGATGAGCGGATACCGACAACATCCCGACGAAGCCGTTCGCACCGCGTTAATCCGACTCTGTGACGCGCTCTGCACTTGGGAGCGCAACACCAGTCGCCGCTCAATCCTGATCCTGGTTGACAGCAGCAACGACGACATTTCCGACGAGCAGTTGATCGAGCATCTTCTGCACTAACCCCCCCCTTAACCCGAGCCGAGCCCCACGATGAGCGACATGATCATAGCTATCGACTTTGACGGAACGATTGTAGCGCACGAGTACCCCGAAGTCGGCGCGCCAGCCCACGGCGCAATCGAAGCCCTGCAAGCCTTTCAGGAAGTCGTGGACCGGCTCGCCGAAGGCTTACGCGCATCTCTACATCGACGATGCGGCGTTCGGCTGTCCGCTGGCGCAGAACCCAAAGGCAGGCGGCAGACCATTCGTTGATTGGTACGAAGTCGCGCCCGCCGTACTGAAGTTGATCGAAGAACACAAGAAAACTTCGCACCGAGTTTAACCATTCTGGAAAACCACACGATGAAAGTCACACTCACTAAATCCGTAGAGTTCACCTGGACCGCATTTCGTCTCGTCGCGCAGATTCGCTATGTCGATGAGGACGCGCCCGATGGCATGTTCGGACTCAAAGGCGAAACGCTGGAGCTTACCGTTGACCTTCTGGACGACGGCAAGGCGGCAAAGATTCGCGGCTGGAAAGGACCGGCCATCGACCTGCACTCCAAGGTCTGCGACTGCTGCTCGGTGTACCTGATGGGACCGGAAGGAACTACGTTCGCCGAGCGCGAAGATAACTACGTGCCCGACTTCTTCCCCGGCGACCATTACGGCGACTACCTGATCCTGAACATCGACGCGAGCGGCACGATTACGAATTGGAAGAAACCGAAGTTGGCGGAAGTGTGCGAACAGTTTGGCAACGAGTAACCCCCTCCCCTGAGACCTGCCATGAGCGACGACGAACTGAAAGCGGCTGAGCGATTGTGTCCATCCTGCGGCGCAGAGCAAGTTCTGTGGCACTGTGGGGAATGCCAGAAGCGAGAGGCAATGGCTGCCAGCCGAGCGACGGAGCAGAACATCCTCATCGCCGCAACCGCATACGTCCACGCGCGCCGAGCCTATGCCGACGTTCAGCGAAACTTGGGAGCCATCGCCGCCAGTCGCCAACTCACGGAACTGTACAAGGCTCTTGACGCCGCAGTTGACCAAGAACAGTCAAAGGAAAAAGCATGAGCGATTTCAAGGAACTGAAAGCGAAGATACATCGGCTGACGGAAGAACTTTCGGCAGCGCGCAAAGAGTTGTTCGATGCCAAGGTTGCCGCTAACCCGCTGAAGATTGGAGCGCGGATAATCTTGGCGCGAGACAACCGCGAGTGCGAAGTTGTTTCATTTCAAGATGGCTACAGCGGATTGCAACCCGTCGTGCGATACATCCTGAAAGGCGGCTCGCTTGGCAAAAGCACGCATCGAGTATGGGGAGATTACACGCTCGCCGCAGTCGGCGGGGAGGGGGCAGGGTGACAGCCTACTACAACGAAATTGAGCCGTTCGCGTGCAAGTGGCTGCGCAATCTCATGGCTGCCGGTCACATCATGCCGGGCGAAGTTGACGCGCGTTCCATCAAGGAAGTGAGGCCGCAGGATGTCCAAGGATTCACCCGAGTTCACTTCTTCGCAGGAGTCGCCGGATGGGACTTTGCCTTGCGTCTCGCAGGATGGCCAACAGACGTTCCTGTTTGGACTGGATCAGCCCCCTGCCAGCCGTTCAGTGATGCCGGAAAGAAAAAAGGCGAAGGCGACGAAAGGCACCTGTGGCCCGAAATGTTCCGGCTCGTCCGCGAGTGTCGCCCTGCAATCATTTTTGGCGAGCAAGTTGCAAGCAACGATGGACTTGGATGGCTCGATGGAGTATTCACTGATCTGGAAGGCGAGGACTACACCTGCGGGGCGGTCGATCTTCCGGCTGCGAGCGTCCAGAAGGCGCAAAAACGACAGCGGCTCTGGTGGACAGCTTTTCTTAGCGGGGTGGCCTACCGCAGCGGCGCAGAATGCGGACGGGGGAGTGAACCCGAACGGCAATACGGGGGAGCATTTCACATTGCAGACGGCAGCGCAGTTGAGCGGCTGGCCGTGTCCGACGAACAGCGCGATTTACTTGCGGGACTGGACGACGGCAGCGACGTTGAATCGGTTGAATACTTGGAAACGGCGGACGATGAGGCATGAGAGTCTATCGCGTCATTGCCCTGCGAACCGCTTGCGGCTCAACGTGGGTCGCAGGCTACGAACAAATCGAACCGGATGACGAATCGCCGCCAAGGATTGTTTACCCACGGAGAGCGAGCATGAGCGACTTACCAGACGAAGACCTGATTGAGCAGATCAACGCGAGCGTTATCCCGGACCTATGGGACGATGGCGTTGAGTTGGTACATGAAGCCTTGCGCCGCTGGAAAGAACTGCGCCACCTTGCGCGGTTCAAGTCGCAGCGTAACGCCGTCATCGAAGCGGCGCAAGTCTATCGCTGCAACATCCGCACATCGGACCCTGAGCGAAACGACATTCTGACCCGTGCTGTTGACGCCCTGGCGGCAGCCGAGAGGGGGAGCGCGTGAGCGAACCACTGTACTCCATCGGCACTTGGGACACGGACGCGCAAGCCTACACGCCGCAGGAAGGCTTAACCGTTCCGTGCATCAATGTCCCGCTCCCCGTGATGCGGCAGGTTGTTCGGGAGCTACGGAAGATGGGCTACGCCTGCCATCGCTATCGGATTGACGGTGAGTACGATTGCAACGACTGGAGCGTGTTGATCGAGCGGACGGACGGCCGATGGTTTGATGGGAGACGGAATCTATGAACGAACGGATTCTTACCGTGACGATCCCGACGCCGCCTAGAAGGCTGGGCCAGAACGGACCCCAGCGAAATTGGCGGTACAAGGCTCGTCTACGGAAGGACCAGCGGCAAGATGCCGGGATCGCGGCGCTGGATGCGATGAACCGCGCAGGACTTCGCAAGGTCGTATTCGCGCAATGCACGATCCAGCCGGTTTGGTATCGCAAGAACCGGCGCGGACAGTTGGATGGCGACAACGCCAACAGCATGATCAAGGGCGCGATTGACGGACTGGCCGACGCTGGAGTTGTGGCGAATGATAGAGACGTGCGCTTGTTGCCGCCGCGATTTGAGTTTGGCAGCGATGATCCGAGAGTTGAGTTGGTGATTACTGATACCCTAACTGGGCCGTAGGAGCGTAGTGGATGGGATACAACATTTCAATCGGCAACGCCGTTCTGGAATACGAGAGGGAAGATTTGCTCATGCGCATCGTCGTTGAATCGGCGGAACATGACGATGCGCCGAATCACTGTGAGTTCACCAAGAAGGGAAACTATCGCTCGCCGGGCTATTCGGCGTGGGCGGATTTCTGCCGTGAAGCAGGCCGCGAAATTGTATTGTTGTTCTACGGAAATTATCCGGGTGGGCCGAATCGCGGAACCTACAACGAGGATGAGCAGTTCCACCGAGAAACCGCATTTCTTTGTCACCATCCAGGCTGCGAGCCAATCTGCGTGAAAGACTTAGAGTTGATTCGCGCCGCAAGAATCCGCCGTGAAGCGACCAATGGAGGCAAGCCGCCGGGGTTCTGGGAGTGCAGCAAGGAAGTGGACAACGGAACCGACGCAACGCTCGCGCGTCTGTTGTGGCTTGAGTTTTGGTTTGATTGGGCTTTGAGGAATTGTGAACGACCGGCAATCGCAAACTCCTAACCCCCATGACACCCGACGAACTGGACCGCATCGACAAACTTATGCGGGCGCTGGCAAAGCAACACGCCGAACCCCTTGCATTTGCGGCGGTCCAGACGTGGAGGACGCTATCGCGGGCTTGGCGAACATGATTCGCGCCGACCTGGAGGAGTTCTTTGAGCCGGATTCAAGGTTTGAGTTAGAGGTGCGCATGATGACCGATTGGGAAGTCGATCAGTTGGAAGATATTTAACCCCGCTCCGCGCGGGCCAAGGAGGGTGACGGACAATGGACCGAGAACAAGCTAGCGAACTTGTTGCACCGATAACCGTAGCCGTTGGTGGCTTCCAGGGCGTGTCCGCATTTGACGCGCGACAGCTACTCGGCGACCCAGTTCGCAAACTCGGGCCGCGCAAGGGATTCGTCTATCCGTGGAACGTGGTCGATTACCTATGGAAGGGGGCTTTGCCCAGAAACCACGACTTGCCCAATAAATCTCGCGGCTGCCCAAAAAGAAAACCCGGCGACCGTCTGCCGACGGGCCGGGCTAAAAGGCAGTTTCGAAAGGCGCGCTATTGGGAGTGGAATCCAGGCCAGAGTTCCTCTGGCTGGACATTGAGAGCTTTTGCGATCTTAATGATCGTGCGTCGCTGAGGGCGGCAGTTCCGGTTAATCATGTTGGAAATAGCTGGTTGCCCAACGCCAGTGATTTTCGCCAAATACTCTTGGCTCCAATCTCGTTTCTGAAGTTCCGCAGTTAGTCTGGCGGAAAAAGTCGTCTTTTCTTCCTCCATTCGGCTTTTTATGCGAGCAATGCTTGGACTAGTCTCATAGTTCTTTTCTGTTGCCAGCAAGCTTTCTGCGAAACCCGGGAATAGTGCTTCAATGGCCGTCATCGAGGCTCTTTGCCGTTCTTCCGGCCTAGTTTCCGGATCAAGAATCAACTCAACCATGTTCATGACGACATCCTGAATCGTTTCATCGCACTCTTGAAAAGCATTGGTAAGCTGCGCGATAAATAGGGGATGGATTTCCCTTACGAGAACTTTTGCTTTGGTTACTTCAATCGTGGTGGACATGAAAATCCTCCAACATCAAAAAAACGCTCGGCACAAACACAACGCCGATCATGGGGTGGGCGAGTAAAGGCGCGCCCTCAAGATCGTTACCCTTCCCGCAAAGCAAGCTTTGTCTGCCGAGCTTAATTCGCTTGCTTCTGGAACCATGCCAATCAGCCAAATCCTTGGCAATTCGTCACCTTCTAAAACCACGTTTGAAACGTAGCACACCACTGAAAACGAATCGTAGGTGCCTAGTCTCTCGTGAATCGTCAGAGATCCACACGATGGCCCAATCTCTGGCAGTGGCGTCCAGTCTATGTCTTCAACGTGGGTTGGCCACGGCTCACGATCACAACCAGACGGCCAATACCGAAGGCACTGACAGTATTGCCTGAGTCTAAAACGGTCCTCTGGTGCCGGGAGAACTGGGGTTGAATCCGTAACAAACCCCGCTGTCGGTTCAACGTGGTAGTGGCCAGTGTCCATTAGCCCTCCTGGACATTTTGAGATCGTCTTAGTTCAGTGAATTATATCACAAAAAAACTGTCCTTCAACTGTAATTATCACATAAATCCTTTGGTGACACGTAGTTGCGCCATGTAGCGACGCTACGAATGCACATGCATTGCATTGCAAAGGGAGTTGACTTGCATCGATAGCTCTCAATAATGGGATTATGAACGAACGCGAATACGACCGACTAAAGCGCGAAATTGAAGCCGATTATCGGAAAAAGATCGATGCGCTTGAGCTTATATGGGAACTGTCTGGTGGCCAGCGAAAAAACGGCTCAGTCCACCAGTCGAGTGGTATTCGCGGATCACTTCTAAAGGCGATTCAAACAGCAGTTAGCGAGACAAACGGCGAGTTTACGGTGCGAAAGATCGAGGAAATGATCAAGGAAAAGACACCTGAAATTGAGCTCAAAAGGCCTTCAATCTCCAGTTCATTGCAGCGATTGGCTGAAGAGGGGGAAATCCGAGTTCTGGAGAGCGGTAGCGGTAAACGCCCAACGGTTTATGCCAGAAAAGACCTAGCCCCGCCGTCTGCAATCGCAACAGAATCTCAGGTTGCACAAATAAGGGCAATACTGGATGTCGGCAGCTTTAACATCGACGAGATCAAGCAACGACTCGTCACCGAATATCATGTTGGCAAACTGCGCGAGATGACATCCGTGCAGGCCTCACATCTTCTCAAATCTCTCACGGAGGAGCTCGCGAAGGCGAGCCAGGAAAGCCATTCGTAATAGATTGAACACAGAAGGCCGTCAGGTATCAACTGACGGCCTTCTTTCGATGGGTAGCAGAGCTTTCCATCGAGCGGGACCGGAGCCCCGGCATTGCGCCTCAATTATGGCTCCAATCCTGACAAAAGCAAGCTCTGGATTGGAGAGTCTGTATGGGGCCACACCCGTACCCACCCGCTCCGCGCGGGTTTCGTAAGGTGTTTTGCAAGTCCTTCATTCACTGGCGAAGCAAGAAACCGGTCTACCGCAAAAATGGTGGATGGTTCTGCTTCTTCGTGCGATGTAGGTAGCGAAGCGAGCTCCCGCCTACGGTTCGCCCTGGGCGGGAGCTTACTTGCTTGCCTTCGGCTTGTCCCAGTAGGGGCTTTTGCACTTCGGGCAGACCCGAGGATGTTCCTCGGGCTTGCGAGGCACCCATTCGTGGCCGCACCGCTCGCATCGGTAGCCGTCTACTTTCATTTTGATTTTTGCCATACGGAGGATTATACCGGCCAGTAAATTATTTTCAAGTAATACCCTACCAAACCGTTGACAGGGACTTCCTTAGCTAGTAATATACTACATAGGTAAACAACCTATGGGAGATACAGCTATGGACCCCCGCGAAGAACGTGGCTTGTTGATTGCCGCCAAGTCCCGCGTAAAGCGTAAGGGAACTGGCGACTTGTGGATCGTTCCGTCACAAAGCGAAAGCGACCAAAAGTACATCGTCAATCTCAAGGCGCAAACATGCACTTGCCTTGATCACCAGGAGGGCGGCCACAAGTGCAAGCACCTGTATGCCGCGCAGATTGTGTATCAACGGGAACTTGAGTTCAACGACGATGGCACGGTCACTGAGACCGAAACGCTGGTCACGATCCAGCAGAAGCGGAAGACCTACCCGCAGCAGTGGCGCGCCTACAATGCGGCGCAGACAAACGAGAAAGCAAAGTTCCAAGTTTTGCTGCGCGACCTGTGCAAAGGCATTAAGGAACCCGTCGCCCTTGGTCGCGGTCGTCCACGTATCCCATTGGCCGATGCAATCTTTGCGGCGGTGTTCAAGGTCTATTCGACAATGAGCGGACGGCGGTTTATGTCCGATCTGACCGACGCGAAGGATAAGGGCTACATCAACCGGATGCCGTGCTACAACAGCATTTTCAACGTACTGGAAGATGAGGAAACTTCCGCCGTGTTGGAGTCCCTGATTGTCGAATCATCCAACCCGCTAAAGGCAGTTGAAACGACGTTCGCCGTCGATAGCTCTGGATTCTCTGGTAGCCGCTTTGATCGGTGGTTCGATCACAAGTGGGGCCAGCACAAGACGCTGCGGGCATGGGCCAAGGCGCACATTATGTGCGGCGTCACGACAAACGTCGTCACCGCTTGCGAGGTCAGCCATGCCGCCGACTGCCCGACGCTGCCCAAACTGTTGACCGCAACGGCGTCACGATTTGACGTTAAGGAAATATCGGCAGACTTGGCCTACTCCAGCGAAGACAACTTGGCGAAGATTACCGGCATGGGCGCGGCCCCACTGATCCCGTTCAAGAGCAACGCCACCGACACGAAGGGCGGCATTTGGGCCAAGATGTTCCACTACTTCCATTTCAAGCGTGAGCAGTTCTTGGCTCGCTACCATCAACGCTCAAACGTCGAATCGACATTCAGCATGATCAAAGCCAAGTTTGGCGACAGCGTACGGAGCAAGACGGACACCGCGATGAAAAACGAAGTCCTTGCCAAAATCGTCTGCCACAATATCGTGGTATTGATCAGCGCGATGTACGAGCTTGGGCTTGATCCTGTTTTTTGGGCAGATAAGCCAGTTGCCCAAGAAGTCGTTACTGCGGGCTAGTTTTTAGGCAAAGCCATGGAAGGGGCACAATGAAAGCCGCCAGTAAGAATACCTACGTTCATGTTCGCTGGATGATTCAGCGCGACATGTCAGAAGTCCTGGACATCGAAGCTGACGGCTTTGAGCATCCGTGGCTAGAAGATGATTTTCGTAACTGTCTCAAACAGCGAAACGCAATCGGCATGGTGGCTGAGTGCGAGGACCGAGTAGCTGGGTTCATGGTTTATGAACTGGAGCGGAGTTGCCTGCGCATCGTCAACTTCGCCGTGGGCGTGGAGTATCGACGGAAGCGCGTCGGCGCGCAGATGATTTTCAAGTTGATGAACAAGTTGTCGTCCCAGCGCAGGAGCAAGATCACCTGCGAAGTGGGCGAGCGGAACCTGCAAGGGCAACTGTTCTTTCGCGCGATGGGATTCGAGGCGATTGCGGTGCTGCCCGAGTTCTACGAAGCAACCGGCGAAGATGCCTATGCGTTCCGGTTCCGATACAACCCGGACGTGACGGAGGCCCTGCGAGCCAAGTACGGAGGCTGAATGTATTGACTTTGCGTTACAGAGTTAGTCAAATCGTTGAACATGGAAGGTCGCAAGGAACGTGATAAATCGGCAAGCTGCCGAACAAGGATGGTTGCGTGTACGAGCGGCGGGACACTACTTTCGTGACGCTGGCGGATCGTCAGGAGATTCGTGTAGGTCGCTTCGTCGTTCGCCTGGACCGTGGGAGCAAAGGCGCGGCGCGGTTACAGATTACGGGCTGTCCGCATTGGAAGAAGCTGGGCGAAAACGTGATCGTATTGACGGACCCGAGCCAAACAACCTAAACTTGTAGGTAACGAAATACACTTGAGGGCCAACAAACGTCAGTCATACGAGTAAGGCGAACAGGTCCGTGATTCCCGCCTTACTTTCCGGTGGTCAAGATGGCGCGACCACTCGGGGACATTGATCGATCACGGGACGTGGCCCGTATACGACCGCCCGCAAGGGCAAGAGACTTCTGAGGCTGGCCATCCAGCCTTGGGATTTACAACCCGATAAGTGCCGCGCGATGCGGCCCGACGCCAACCCGGCGCGAACGAGACGCGATGTCTCAGTTTGCGGCGGGTTTTTTTCGTACCTACATCGCGGGAGTTGCCATGTGGCTGCCTACCGTTTCGAGGGTGACGATGGAGCCAAGTCCCCTTACAAGCAGGTCGCGCCCTATCAGTGTCACGGCTGCGGCAAGCGAGTCTCCGAAAAGCCGTGCCTGTTTTGTGCGTCCAAGGGCGATCCGGTGAAGGCGAAGGGATGGCAGAGTCGGGCGAATCAAGGAAAGAGGAAAACCTAACTAGGAGAAAATCATGAGCGACGATCTTAAAGCCCCCGTTTCCGACTACGTCTCTTGGCTGCTGCGTCACGTCGAGGACGCGAAAGCCCTCTACCAAGTTGAACAGGACTTTGCGAGCGGCGCAATGACGTTCTGGCAGGCTGTGCCGGTGGTCTACGAGATCATCAAGCGCCTCGCCACCGACTTCCCGCAGACCCATGCCGCGTCCAGTGTGCCGACACTCTGTGCCGCCGCGCAGAACGATCAGTTCATCGTCGGCAAGTTCGGCGACGGTCGCCTTTTAAAGATCCTGACGGACCTTCTCCCACTCATCCTGCAATTCCTGCCGAAGTAGGTGCGCGATGGATTTGCTTGCCAAGCACAAGGCGGTTTGTCTCGGGCTGAAAATGCCGACGCTTTCGATGTTGAATCGACTGCCGCGGCTCGGGGACTACCTGGCTCCGCTGGATGAGTTGCCGCCGTACCCAGAGGCGACGAACCAGCGCCAGAACGTCAAGCAACCTTGGCAAGTGTTGGGCAACGATCGGCAGGGCGATTGCTTCTTTGCGATGGCTTCGCACATGGAGCTGCTGTGGTCCAGTCTCAACGGCGCGCCGCAGATGCTCAGCGAAGCCGATACATTGGCGCGCTATCACGAGTGCACGGGGCCGGGCGACAGCGGCACGGACCCCTATGCGGGCATGAACTTCTGGCAGCAGCGTGGCATGGCTGGCAAGTTGCTGGGGTTCGCCAAGGTCAGCATGAACACGGTGGACATCCTCAAGCATTGCATCGACCTATTCGGTTCGCTGGGCTGGGGAATGAACCTGCCGCGCGCTTGGCAGGGAAGCCGCTCGTGGAAGGGGCCAATCAACCGCGCCGACTTGATCGGACAGTGGGAACCTGGCTCGTGGTCAGCCGATGGCAACGCCGGTCACATCGTTCCGCTTGTGGACTACGATTCCAAGACGTTCTACGCCGTGTCGTGGGGCGACGAAATCGAAGTCTCCTTCACGGCCATTCAGGACTACGGCATGATCATGCTCGCGCCGATCCATCCGTTCTGGCTCAAGGCGAACGTGTCCCCCGATAACCTGAACTTGGCGCAGTTGCGATATGACTTGGCCGTGCTGGCAGGCGGGACGCTGCCGCCGAAGCCTCCGGGACCAGTGACGCCACCGCCAGTCGTTCCGCCTGTTCCTCCGGTAACTCCCCCGCCAGTTATCCCGCCGCCGGCGCCCGCCGTGCATTGGGACGTTTATGAGAACGTGGCGGCGAGTTACCTCCGCGCTGGCAAGCATCAGGTGTATCCGGGCGGAGGCGGTGGAAGGGGGCTTTGGACATGAAACTTGAACTGCGCATCATCGACGTGTTTTTCATCGTCGCGCTTGCGTTCCTGTTTGGGTTTGCGACCGGGCGATGCTTTGGTCAGTCCCCGGCCACGGAAATGAAAGTCGCCGCTGACGACGCTGAAAAGCTCGGTGCTATCGCTCGGCAATACCAATACTTCACGCTCTACGGTGTTCCCGAAGAGGACCGCGAAGCCCTGGTGGCCGCGCTGAATTATTCCATCAACTTCGTCAGCCGCAGTCGCGTCGTCGTGCCAGGCGAGCGCATCAACGCCACGATGATGCGGTTCAACCTTGGCCAATACATCGAAGACAAGGAAGCTGGTGAAGTCTGGGCTAAAGTCTTCGAGATGATCGGCAACGCGGACCGCGCTTTTAAGATTGAAACGGAAATCGTTGACAACAAGACGCTGCCAGCCGGAACAAAGCAGGGCAGCACTCCCGCCACGAAGCTCGTTACGGTTGACGGCGGTTGGGTTGGATTGGAGAACGCCAAGCGGCTATTCGTATGCACGACGCGCACAGCGAGCCTGATGCGCGCCGAGCATTTCGTGTTTGAGGCGACAAAGCCAAGTGCGTATCACGACCTTGCGGGAATCGGCGCGACGGAGGACGAGTTCTTTAAGAGCATCGGGGTGGACTTCGCACTCGTGCGTAAACTGCGATCTACCTTCGGCGCTAATCTCGCCAAGAGCAACGTCACGAACTTTGAGCGTTCGGTGGAAAGCGGCCAAGGTCCGTTCGGCGCATTCTTTATTACGTTGGACACCAACAAGGCCGACGCCGCGCATTCGTTCCTGCGCCGTCCGACGCGCATCGTACCGGCCAACGTCAGCAACGAACCGCAGCCGGAATCGGAAGCCTCGGAAATCTTCGCCGACGCGCCGAACCGATTCTATCGAGTGGCCATCTATGCTCGGGAGAAAAACGCCAAGGGGGAGTTAGTCACGCGCCGCATCGACAAAGTTGATGATGAAATAGCAAAGGATACCAGCGAGCCATTAGGTGATGGGATCATTCGCACTGGAGCAAGTTGCGTTCGCTGTCATGCCGTGGATGGTGGCTTGCGCACGTTCGAGGATAGTCAAACCAAACTGCGATATAGCAGCACAAACCCGCTCGTTACTTCGATCATGCAAGGCTTCTACCAACCGAATCGAATCTACCAGCATATGCGATCCAGCACGGATGGCCATGCAGAAGCGGTGGAGCAAGCCACGGGCATGAAGTTCCAGAAGGCGATGGGCTCGTTCGCATCGTCCATTCGGAATCATGCTTACGTGCCGGTCGGCCTGAATCGCGTTGCGCGTTTGGCGGGACTGTCGCCAGAGGAAATGCTGGATGCACTCGGCACCGCGAAAGACCCCAACTTAATTCGTCTGCGCGATGGCGAGACGTTCCGGCTCGGCAGCATCGAGTCCAATCTACCAGAGGCCATGACAGCGGCCGACAGTTACCGCGCGGCTCATCAGAAAGGGGATAAGGAATGAGATCGTTCATTGTGTTTGTGCTGATTGGCGCAACCGCTCAAGCTGGTTCGCCATGCTTCGTTCAGCATCAAGTTGTTACCACAGCCACGGCCACAATAGTTCCGGTCGTGACCGTCGTTCCCGTGGCGCAAGCGGCTGGTATTCCTGTCGCGCAAGTGTCAACGGTCCAATACTATCCAAGAGACTACGCGAGCGAAGCCGTTGTGGCTCAGTTGCAGGCGTTGAACGCGAAGCTAGAGGCAGCCTTAGCCGGTGGAACCGTAGTTGGCGCTCGGGCTGCAAATCCTTACCCCATGCTGACGGCGAAGTGTGCCGGGTGCCACCAGAACAATCAGAAAGCTGCTGCCGCGTTCTCGTTCGCCTCAATCGAGTCTCTGACGTGCGATCAACGCTTAGCCGCCACAGACGCCGTATTGAACGACAGGATGCCGAAAGGTGGCAAGCTGACGCCGGATGAAGCCGGGGCACTACTCAAGGAACTTACCAAGCGTCCCGCGAATCCCCCCGTTGCCGCGCGTCCCGTTCCTGCGCCACCCCAACCACCAGCCGAAGACAAGGGAAGTTTATGATCCGGCTTGTCGATGCCTGTATCTGCCTGCTGGAAGTCATAGCCGCCGAAATCCTGTTCCAAATCAACATGCGAAAGAAATGAAAGGGGGTGAGCCATCTCGGCTGCCGACGTTCGGCATGAGTTAGCTTTCCCAACACAAAGGAGAAAACCATGATTAAGTTTGTTCTGAGTCTCGTTGCTCTCGCCGGCTTTGCTGCCGAGGGCCAGTGCTGTGGCGTGAGTTGCGGCGGCGGTCAAGTCGCCGTCGCTGCACCCGTCGTGCAAACCCAAGTTGCCGTTGCTGCGCCGGTCGTTCAATCGTCCTGTGGCGTGGCTTCGGTAGCCGTCGCGGCGCCCGTGTTCCAGACGTTCGCGGTTGCTGCCGTGCCGACTGTGGCCGTTGTTGCTACGCCCGTTGTCGCCGTCAATGTGCATCACGGTGCCAAGGTCGTGCAACGGCGCGGCTTGTTCGGTGCGCAGGTGACACGAGTTAAATAACCGCAACCACTGTTGCCGGCCGTCGAGGTGGGTCGGCGGTCGGCAATGGTGATACCTATGTGCCGTCGTTGTTTCGATTTAATCCGATTCCTGTTGAGCCTACTCATGCCATCCTCAAACATTCCCGAACTGCTGGCTGCCGCCGATGCTGCGAAAGCCGACCGCGATGCGAAGCGCGTGGCGCGTCAAGCCGCTGCCGATGCGCTCGTTGCTGCTGACACTGCCGACCGAGAAGCCGCGGCTGCCTTGGTGACTGCAATCGAAGCGTTGACCAGCGCCAAGGATGCCGTTGTCGCTGCCGTTAACGCCGAATACGGCGACACCTAACAACTACCGGCGTCGATTCCGATCGCACTCACAGCCACACCAGTTCCCGTATACAGGACTGCTGAGTGCTGATCGGAGCCGGAAACACAATGGACGAACAGAAACCCAACGAATCGTATTGCCGATTCTGCAACACGAAATTAACCGCCAACGTCAGCCAGGTTGACAGCGAATACCACGCATCCTGTTACGAGCGCGCCATCCGCGAAGACACCGATACGGGAATCAGTTTGGCAATGAGGTATTGAGCAACGGGGGACTGTGCCACAGTGTCCCCGCACGGCCCGTCAGCCTCAAGGGAACCGGGGCTGGCGGGTTTTAACCAACGCGAAGGGGCAACGGTGAAATGTGGATTTTCGACGCAATAGCATCGGGCTTTCGCTGGCTGACGGGTCAACGGCATGTCGAACGCCAAGACAATCTCGCCGACTTCCAGGCGATGAATGAGCACTGGGACGACTTACACGATGCGACGGTCGAGGAACTGAATTACCTGCGAGGCGAACTGGAGCGGCTACGAGAAAGAGAAGAGGTTATGCGCGTGGCATTCGAGAAACGGCTACGGGACTTGCAAGAGGAATGGCAGCGGTCGCGCGCCAAGCTCATTAAGCAAATCAACGTGCTGACGGCGGAAAACCAACGGCTCAAGCAGAAGGCAGGGGGAACATGACCATCCTCCCCATCCCCATCATCCTGCTCTACGTCTGGGCTGCCGCAATCACGGCGCACCTGGGCAACCAGTATTTCGCGCAGGAGCCGCCTACTCGCTGCACGGTCTACACCATGACCGACGCCGGCGTAGCGCTGCGGGAGTACACGACGCGGACTGCGCCGAAGTGGGGTAACGGGTGCTGGACGTTTCTGGACAGCTATGGGATGGCGCGGTCAGTCACCGGCAGAGTGGAGATCGTCGCTTACGAGGATGGGTCGAACCAGCGAGCGGTGAGAAGGGCGGAGGAACGATGATTACCATACTCAAAGAACCGAAAGCCTTTCGCGCTACAAGACTTCGCGGCTATAGCTGGCGCGCTTCCGACTTGCGCTCTTCGTTCCGCGATACCGTGGCGGGGAATAATGCTTGCACAAATGGCGTGACGTGCGGGCGCGTTAACAGCCATGCCAGTTCGATTCAAATTGCCTCCCAAGCCACGAGCGGACTGCGGCCTACTTACAACACGAACGTCATCGGCACGCATGGTGCCATTACCGGAAACGGAACAACGAAGTTCCTGGCGCTGGATACGCCTCTCGCCTGGACCGGGGATTTCATTCTCGGCGTGGTGTTCAAAGTCATTGACGCGACGAAATACGTCCCCATTGTCGGCTCGGGCGCAGATGGCAGCGGAATCTATCTGGACCCGGCCGGTCAGTGGACCTTACTGGATGAGGACTTCAACGAATTGGATTTAGCTAATTCCGGCTTTGCTGCGCCCAACGGAACGAGCGTCGTTGCCGTCATCCAGCGCGTCAGCGGAATCGTGACTGTCAAGCAGAACGGCTATACGGCATCAGGCAGCGGCACTGACGTTGGGCTCGCCACCATCAACGCCGTTGATTTTCTCCACGCACAAACAGTCGCGGGCGAAAAGTTCTCGTTGCAGTCGCACGCTGATTTTGCTGCTGGCTCCGGGACGGTGCGAGCTAATGAGTTCTCGGATCTCTACAACCTCCTTAAAGCGGACTACGGGCTATAGCCATGCCACAAGAAATACTCGACGCCATCGCTGCTCTCGAAAGCGCGATTCAAGGTGCGCAAGCGTCGCTCCAGTCGTCATATGCGCAGGTGTACGGCGCAGCCAATAACATTGGCGAACCCGCCGACTTCCAGGAATTGAGTGCCACGGTCGTAAAGTTCCGCCAAGGCAAACTCAAAGAGATTTACGAGGCGCTCTATGCCATCGACGCCGAAATCAGCGAGGCCACGTTGGGTTACTAATGAGCAACGAAATCCAATACTACGATTCGGCACTGAGCGGCAGCAATCTCTACGCAATTATCCGTGCGCAGGACGGCACGGTGCGCAACGTGGTGGGCGGCTCGTGGGATGCCACGCCGACAGCCGGGGAAATCGACAATTACGATATTGCACTGACGGAGCAATCGACGCTCGGGCTGTTCTATGCGAACGAACCGAGCGGTGTAACGTCGGCAACGGTTTCGTATTCGATCACGATTCACGAGCGCATTGGGGCAAGTCCAGCGGCGAGCGATCCAGTGCTAATGCAAGGCGTGTTGGGGCCAGTGATTGAGTCGCGTGGCACACTCTCGCCGACTGTCGCTGGGAGAACCCTGGACGTTACAGCGACTGGAGAGGCTGGAATTGATTGGGGAAACATTGGCAATCCTACGTCGGGCGTATCTCTGACCGCAACTCAGATCAGCGGTGCAACGTCGGTCACGACAGTTGCCAATCTGAACTCGAATAGCGTCAATGCTGCGGCTCTCGCTACTGATGCCGTCGATGAGATTACGAACGCGATTGCGGCGGCAGCGGCAATAAGTCCGTTTCGTGTTGATATACGCAAATGGAATGGGTCAACACCGAACGACCTTTTCAACGGGTATGTTCCGGCGGATGTTAACGCACTTGGCAGCGATGAGCAATCACTTGCCGACCTGAAGGACTTCGCCGACAGCGGGTACGATCCGAGCAGCCATAAGATCATCGGCATTAACCCGGACGGTATCGACGCGAACGCGGTGCAAGACGGGGCACTGAGCGCCGGGAAGTTCTTCGCTGTGGACGGCAAGACGCTCCAAGAAGCAATTCGTATCGTTGCTGCAATTGTCGCTGGCAAGATCAGCGGGGCAGGCAGCGGAACGGAGACTTTCAAGGGTGTGGACGGAACGACGACGCGGGCGGTAGTCACAGTGGACAGCTCAGGCAACCGGAGCAACGTTTCATATCCATGAAAGCCACCTTCGCAGCCAAGACGTTTGCGGCGTGGACGTTCCGAGCGGGAACGCTGGCGGGAGTTTTTACCTATCCCGGCATTGGCGGCCTCGAATACTCCGCACCAACGAACCGAGCGCACTTCACCGCACCGACGAACCGCGTCCACTACGAAGCGCCGAACAGCCGAGTTCAGTTTACGGCACCGGATGGGGAACCATGACAGCCGAAGAGTTTTTCCAATTGTCGGAGCGGGTTCAATCTGCAAGGTCTTTGCGCGAAGAGATCAAGAAGGCAGAGGCGGTTAGGAATCTATTCAAATGCACTGGCATGACGATTGTGATCGGCCTTGGAATCGACGATTGCGGGCCGCTCGAATCCATTCGCCTGCACCCCAATGCAGAGCGATACAAGTCAATTATGGAAATCGTCGATGGCGAATTGGCGGACCTTAAAGAGCAATTGGCGAAAACATGAGCAACACCGCACAACAGCTACCGACCAAAACATCGGGCGAGACTCGTATCGTTAGTTTCGACTTCGGCGACAGCACGGGCGCAGCAAGCGGCAAGCTGGATGTAGGCGAAACGCTGACGGGAACGCCAACGGTAACGCAGGCGAGCAAGACGCCAAGCACGGCGACAGATTTGACCATCGGCGCGCCAGCGGTGAACGTGGCAGCCTGTCTGGTGAATGGCAGGTCATGTGCAATCGGTGAAGTCGTGCAGGTGACAGTGAGCGGTGGGGATAATGGAGCGACGTATAGCCTTAAGTTCCACTGCGGGACGAATCTTAATGAAACGCTGGAATGCTTCGGGACGCTGAAGGTGGAGGATAGTTGAGTGCCAACGCGACCGCGAACATTCGGATACGAGACTCGGCAGCTGCGACCGACAGCGGCGCAGCGTGGACCGTACAACGACAAGCGATGGTATGCGGCGCGGAGACGAGTGGCGATTCGAGACCTGTTTACGTGCCAGGAGTGCAAGGCGACTGTGGGGATCAGGAAGGGCGATTACCACTGCGACCACATCAAGGAGCGTCCTGTAGGTGCGCCGTGGAGTCCAGAGACGTGGGACAACGATTCCAATCTCAGGACGCTTTGTCCATCGTGCCATAACAAGCGGAGCGGAGGGCGACGATGAAAACCGACAGAAAGATTTGCGCACTTGATGTGCTTGAAGCACAGATTTGGCAACTTGGGGAAAGCATCAAGAAATTATCGAAAATGATGGTGAAGCACCTAGAGACAGACTCCATTGCGGTACAGAAGGCGAACAAAAAACGAAAGCGAAAATGAACAAAACCGCATTCATCACTGGAATAACTGGGCAAGACGGCTCGTACCTTGCCGAGCTTCTGCTTGGCGAAGGCTACCACGTACATGGCCTGGTTCGTCGCGCTTCCACGATCAACACCAGCCGCATTGATCACCTGTACGAAGACCCGCACACGCCGAACGCTCGCCTGCAACTTCATTACGGCGACATTACCGATGCCGCGCGTCTCTCAAGCCTACTTCGGAGCATTGAACCCGATGAGGTCTACAACCTGGCTGGCCAGTCGCACGTCAAAGTCTCATTCGATTCACCGGACTACACCACCGAGACGATTGCGATGGGCACGATTCGGCTGTTGGAGGCGGTACGCGAACAGAGCGACCGGAAGCCAATCAGGTTCTACCAAGCGTCATCGTCGGAGATGTTCGGCAGTGCGCCGCCACCCCAGAGCGAGAGCACCCCATTCAAGCCACGCAGCCCCTACGGGTGCGCCAAGGCGTGCGCCTTCCATCAAGTAGTGAACTACCGGGAAGCCTATGGGCTACATGCCAGCAACGGCATCCTGTTCAACCATGAGAGCCCACGGCGGGGCGAGACGTTTGTTACCCGGAAGATAGCCAAGGCGTGCGCCATGATCTCAAGGGGCAGACAACAGTACCTGCATCTCGGCAACCTGGAAGCCAAGCGAGATTGGGGCTGGGCCCCCGACTATGTACGCGCCATGTGGCTCATGCTGCAACAGGACGCGCCAAGCGATTACGTGATAGCGACAGGGGAGCAGCACACAGTACGAGAGTTCTGCCAGTTGGCCTTTGAGCAGATCGGCAGGGACTACCAGGGACACGTCAGGATGGACGAGCGGTACTTGCGACCCGCAGAGGTAGACAGCCTATGTGGTGACGCGAGCAAGGCGCGTAGTGCGTTGGGATGGGAACCACTGACGACGTTCGAGCATGTGGTGAGCTTCATGGTGAACGCGGAGTGTATGTCGCTGGGTGAAAAACTAACGGAGTGCCGAAATGGTTGACTTTTCAGATAACGCGACGGGATTCAATAAATGCACTTGCCAAGCGTGCGGGATCGAGATTGTCAATCGTCCGCACGGACGCAAAAGGCTTTATTGCAGCAAGAAGTGCCAGAGCGGCAAGTACCGGAATGCAAATGAACCCTGCGCGAACTGCGGAGGTCCGATTATCGGGCACAAGCGAAAGTTCTGCTCCGATCTATGTCGGATGCGATCGCGCAACAAGAATCCACGAGGTCCAAGGCAATTGAAATGCGCCCATTGCGGTAGCTCATTTGAGTCCTGGCTGTCCAAGTCCAAGTTCTGCTCAAAAGATTGCGGTTCGCAATATCGCCAAGAAAATCCGTCATTTGGTGAATGCCAGTGCAAGCAGTGCGGAAAGACCTATAGGCCGAAGGCGCGAGATCGCACGACGTATTGCTCCCGCAAATGTGCGTTTGAGCACAAGCAAGAGCATGGTCATTTCGGAACACCCGGAAAGCAATCTAGCAACGCTGAATTGCGTGAAGCATACGCAATAGCAGACGGTTGCCTTGCATGGCTGAGTAGATCGAGAAAGTGTGTCAAATGTGGATGCAACCGCACACTCCGACGGCCCAATCGGAAATGGACATGCGAGACATGCAGTGCTCCACCCGAGTGCGTTCAGTGCCAGCGATGCGGAATCGAGATCGTCAGAAAGATCAATGGCAGATTTGTCGTTAAGGCCGTGAAGTATTGCACCGAGTGCGCTTACCTGCGATCGCTGGCGAGTGTCAAACGATACAAGGCAATGAGAGATGGCTGGAAGCGAGCGAGGCCACGCGACCGAGCAATTGAGATAATTATAGATCAAGACGTGTTCTGTTCCGATCTCTGGAAGTGCGGCATATGTGGTGAAGCCGTTGACCACGCGCTGACTAATCACCATCCCAGGTCAGCCGAGATGGACCACATCGTACCGCTGAGTAAGGGCGGCGAGCATGCCCGCTCCAATGTGCAATGCACGCACAGAATGTGCAATGAGATCAAGAGCAACCTTTCGCAGTCAGAGGCGATTGCCATAGTTGTGGGCAGGCGCAGAAGCGGGCAATGGGAGAAACTCAAGGTCAACTGGATTAAACGATGGGAGATCAAGCAGGCTGAGCGCGCTGCGGCTCCATATGTGGACGGCTCCATATCCCCGCTGGGGTATGGCGGGGCAGTTTATTCCCCCCGTTCGAGGGGCAACCGAAACCGTTCGCACGCTTCCACTATTTCACAAGGGTTTTCCGATGGGTAAACGAGGTCCACCTAAGACGCCGACGATCGCTCTGCAATCGCGCGGCAGTTGGCTAGCCAAAGGGCGCAAAGACGAACCGATTGCACGCGAAGACGAACCCACGATGCCTGCTGACCTGGATTCTGTCGCCGCTGGCAAGTGGAACGAGCTTTCAGAAGACCTGCGCGCCCGTCGAATGCTGTCGGTCACCTATTCCGACGCGATGGCGATGTATTGCCGAACGTGGTCCGAGTACATGCAGGCCGACGAGCAGGTGAAGGTTCAGGGACTGACAATCATCGGCGCGAAGGGTGGAGTGATTCAGAACCCACTTGTGTTGATCCGCAAGAACGCTCGCGCCGACTTGCTTCGCATTGGGCAGCAGTTTGGGTTTACCCCATCATCCAAGGCGGGGATCGTGGTTGATAACAAGCCGAAAGTGAATGATGGTAAGGGCCGTTTCTTCAAAAAGACCGCTAGTTAGCGCGAAGTGGCGAAAGCTACTCCGCCTGATCCCTGGCTATGACCCGTTCGCCAATTGCGGCGAATGCTGGTTTGAGCCGGCCATTGCGCAGAAGGCTATCGACTTCTTTCAGGAATGCCTAACGCACGTTGAAGGGGAGCTCGCCCACAAGCCATTTCTGCTTGAACCGTGGCAGCAATCCATCGTTGCGAACCTATTTGGCTGGCAGAAGCTGGACCGCAAGGGCCGCCAGGTCCGTCGCTATCGGGAAACGCTGATCTATGTTCCGCGCAAGAACGGCAAGACGCCGCTCGTCGCTGGCATCTGCAGTTACGTTTTGTTTTGCGACAACGAACCTGGCGCACAGATTTACTCCGCGGCGGCCGAACGCGAGCAGGCGGCGCTGCTTTATCGCCACGCGAAGGGGATGATTGAGAACGAACCCGAGTTATTGAACCGGGCGAAGATCTTCGCGGGCGTCGGGCACCGCTCCATTGTTCTCCGGGATGATGAAGCGAGCAGTTACAAGGTTCTCTCGGCTGATGCCGATACCAAGCACGGCGGCAACTCTCATTTCGTCGCGGTCGATGAATTGCACGCGCAGCCGAACCGCGAGCTGATTGACGTGCTCCAAACGTCGATGGCGTCCGAGAACCGCAAGCAACCGCTCCTGGCATTCATTACAACGGCGGATTTTGACCGGGAATCCATTTGCAACGAAAAGCACGATTATGCCTGCAAGGTGCGTGACGGAATTATTATCGACCCGTCATTCCTGCCAGTGATCTACGAGGCGCTGCCGGATGACGACTGGAAGAGTCCGAAGACCTGGAAAAAAGCTAATCCCAATCTGGGCATCAGCGTTTCGCTCGAATACCTGGAACGTGAATGCAAACGGGCGCAGGAGACGCCGACTTATGAGAACACGTTCAAGCGACTGCACTTGAACATGAAGACCGAGCAGGATGTTCTGTGGATGCCTATCGAGACGTGGGACACCTGCGGCTTCCACGACCCGCTTGAATGGCGGCAGTCCATGCTCAATTGCACCTTGGCAGGCGAAACCTGCTTTGCGGGGCTCGACTTGTCAACGACAACCGACCTTTGCGCCTTAACGCTGTGGTTTCCCGAGCAGCGAGTTGCCATCCCGTACTATTGGGCACCCCACGACAACGCCGAGAAGCGCGAGAAGCGCGACCGCGTTCCCTATGTAACGTGGGCGCGGCAAGGCTGGATTGAACTGACCGAGGGTGATGTTGTCGATTACGACGTGATCCGTACTCGAATCACCGACTTAACCAAGACATTCAGGATTAAGCAGTTCGCCATCGATCGCTGGAACGCAACGCAATTGGCTACGCAGCTCCAAGGCGACGGGGCCGACGTGGTTTTCTTCGGGCAGGGCTTTGCGTCTATGTCCGCGCCTACCAAGGAACTGGAAAAGTCCATTCTTGCTAACCGCATTCAGCACGGCAGCAACCCCGTCTTGCGTTGGAATATCAAGAACGCCGCGGCTGAAATTGACGCCGCCGGCAACGTGAAGTTGTCCAAGAAGAAAAGCAGCGACCGGATTGACGGTGCAATTGCGCTGATCATGGCAATGGGAATTGCGGACTCCGCTCCCATCAAAAAACCAAGCGTCTACGAATCGCGGGGAGTGCTCCGAGTATGACTTCATTAGAAGCCTTCAACAACTTCCTGGCGCGCCCCAAGAACTACGGACTCTCGGTTCCATCCGAAGAAGCCTTCGCGGCGTTCTGTGGTGGCATCAAGGCAGCGTCCGGCGAGCATGTCAACGAGCGCACGGCGATGGGATTGAGCGCGTATTTGGCTTGCATCAAGAATATCTCCGAGGACGTTGGCAAACTCCCATTTTCTCTCTACAAGCGGCTCAAGCCGCGCGGCCGCCAGTCACTCGACACCCATCCTGTTTCTCGTCTGATTCACGACGAACCCAACCCGGAAATGTCGGCGATGACGTTTCGGGAGACAATCACCCAGCACGCGCTAGGCTGGCATGGTGGGTTCGCGGAGATCGTTCGCAACGGCGGCGGACGCCCTGAGCAACTTTGGCCGCTCGATCCGAATTGCGTTCAGGTAATGCGCGACAAGGAACCGCCATATAGCGCCTACTATTGGGTCCACGGCTGGAAGCGATTCGAGATTACCGACATTCTGCACATTCACGGACTGGGATATGACGGACTAACCGGCTATGTCCTGTCAAGAGTTGCCAAAGACCCCATCGGCAACGCACTCGCGGCGCAGAACTTCAGCGGAGAGTTTTACGCCAATGGGATCACGACCAGCGGCGTCCTGACTCTACCGGATGCCATGAGCGAAAAGGCGCTCGCCAACCTGCGCGCATCGTTTGAAATGCGGCACGGACGAGGAGAACATCATCGACCGCTGATTTTAGAGCAGGGCGCGACGTGGACGAACATCAGCAACAGCCCGCGTGACTCCCAAATGGTCGAAGTGCTTGAGCATGGCGACGAAGAGATATGCGGCCTGTTCCGAATGCCGCCGCATAAGATCGGCCGGCTGAAGCGCAGTACCAACAACAACATCGAACAACAGGCTTTAGAGTATGTTGTCGATTGCCTTTTGGGCTGGTTGGTGCGCTGGGAGCAGGAAGGAAACAAGAAACTTCTGATGCCGAGCGAGAAGCCGACGCTCTACTCCAAGCATTGCGTCGAAATGCTGTTGCGCGGAGACATGACGGCGCGAAGCACGTTCTACCGCGAGCAGTTCAATATCGGGGCGATGTCGTCCAACGACGTGCGCGAGCTTGAAGATCGCAACCCAATTGAGGGCGGGGACGCCTATTTCGTCAATGCCACGATGGTTCCGCTCGATATGGCGGCGGAAGGGGAGCATATTGGCACAAATGCGCCATCGGAGCCGCAACCACCGAAGCCGAACGGGCGCCCGCCGGGGGCGAAGCGCGATTTGCTCTTGGAGTCAATCGGCGAACTTTTGCAAGCGGAGTTGACCGCGCTGCTGCGGCTTGAGCACGACAAGGTTGCGCGCGCCAGCAAGAAGGCGAACTTCGCTGAATGGGCCGCAGATTTCTACGGAAAGACGCACAGAGAAGCAGTTTCGACACGTTTGAAGCCTATTGTTTCCGCTTTTTGTGTCACGCTCGACGCAGATGACCAGTCGGCGAGCATTTTGGAAAGTGTCGTCAATGTTTTCATTGAACGCTCTCTTAAGGAGATGCGCGATGAAGCGAGTTCGTCGCGGTGGGTGGATGGAAGTCGCGCCGAAGAAGATAAGAACATTTTGCGAAGCCAGATCATTGCCTCGACCGTTGCCTCAACATTCCGAAGTTTTTGACGAAGGAAACCACAGATGCGAGCGAATAAACCTGATTTCAAGGTCGTTTGCGCCAACGACAAGGCGGAAATCTACCTGTACGACGTGATCGGAGAAGATTTCTTCGGCGGCATCTCCGCGAAGATGTTCACCGATGAAATGAAGGCGGCAAAATCCGCGAAGGTCATCGACCTGCACATCAACAGTCCAGGCGGCGACGTGTTCGACGGCAACGCGATCTACACCCAACTGCGCGCGCACCGAGCCACAGTCAATGTGTTCGTGGACGGCGTGGCGGCTTCCATCGCTTCCGTGATCGCAATGGCGGGCGATTCTATCGAAATCTCGCCAAATGGGTACTTTATGATCCACCAACCGACTGGCGGCGGGGGTGGAACGGCGCAGGACCACCGCCAACTGGCGGACTTGCTCGACAAGGTGACCGGCACGATTGCCGAGACCTACGCGCGCAAGACCGATACGAAGCCTGCGGCGTGGCTCGACACGATGGCGGCAGGTGAGAAGTGGTACACCGCGCAGGAGTCGATCGATGCCGGGCTCGCCGACAAGATTGGAGCGGCGGGAAATGTCGCCGCCTGCGCTGGGTTGAAGTTGTTCAATTACCGTTTCGTACCCGAAGCGTGGAAACTGGACAGCCAATCGCCGCCGAATCCCATCGTAAAGCCTGCCGACTACGCCGAGCGCATCCGTTTACTCACCGAGTTCAACCGTTCCCTAAATCCAAAGGACTGACGCTATGTCGATGCCAGAGACACCCGTTAAAGCCATTGCCCATTGCCTGCCGCAAGGCTTGCCGCGCGATGCGCACATGCTTCACGCGAAGGTCACGGAGTCCACGCAAAAGGACGTGGAAGACCTGAAGCGGCAAGTTGACGACCTGAAACGTGAGGTCAAGCGGCTGAGTGCTTCGCAGGATGCACCGAAGCCGCCGAAACTGCCGTCATTGCGCGGCGGAGGTTCGTAATGATGACGCAAGAGCAGTTTGACATCGAAGTCCGCGCCTTGGCGGCTGGGCAAGTTCCGTTCGCCATCATTCTCAAATGCAACGAGGCACTGACGCAGCATGCGCATGAGAACCTACGCACCTCATTTGATCGTGCATGGGGCGATAAGCCGAAACCGCCGACGATAATCGTGGATTGCGGAATCGACGTAATACCGATTTACCCGACAAGTCGGCAGTTCACCGAGTACGTTGCTGGCATCAAGCATCCAGACGGCACTACGGAGATCGTCAATGGCACGTAGGGGCACGCCATTACCGTGGGCGACACGCGAGCAGATAGCGAGGCTCATCCGTGAAGGTCTGTCTCGCCGGAAGGTGGCGAAGGAACTAGGGTTGGATAACCGGACGGCGTACAAGTACGCGCGGCTAGTGCGCGCCGGTGACTGATACGTCGGTGCAAGTCATGCTCTTGATATGTACTGCGCCGCCGTGAATCGCCAAGTAGCCGACATTGCCGTCGATGTTGCAAACCCCATCGTTGACGATCACCGCCTTGGCTTCGAGTTGTGCGCGAAGTGAGCGGCCGTCTTGCTGTAGCCTGTCAACCTCGTCGCACCATCGGCAATAGCGGTCGTCCGGTTCCTCGTCATCCGACAGGCAGCGAACTGGATGACCGCAGGGAAGCGTCTTGGGCGACGTGCCCTGAAGGTCTTCGATGGCTGCCTGTAGTTGCGAGATTACCTCGCGGTTGTGCAGGCAGGCCGCGCAGAGGACCGGAGAGCCGGGCTTGGCGGCACATTCTGGGCATTCTTTGAAATCGAGTTCCATGTTGGGCTCCAAAAAGGTGCAGGCCCGATTTTCACGGACCCCCTACACTACGGGAGATTTATCGGGTTTCCCGAAACAGCCGACGTTTCCCTTGCCGTCTACTTCACGACACGTGCGCTAGGCTAGGCCAGTACCGACCAACTGGGATCGCTGAACGATCTACTGCACCAAAATCATCTTATCGAAGAATACACCAGTTTTGTAGACAGAATTTTCCAAACCTGCAATCTTAAAAACTGACGGCTGAGAACTTCAACAACCCTTCGGGTTTCTAGCGTTCTCCGCAACGATGCCACCGCATCCTTCGGGTGTAGAGCATCTGACGTGCATTCAATCCAATTGAATCGCGTCGGACGTATCTGCGCCCGACTATCTGGGCTCCGCGATCTCCGACGCAACGGAGAATCGCTGTGGAAGACATTTCGGAACTTCGGGAACTGCTTTCCCACAAAACACTAAGCGCGAAGGAAATCTCCGACCGCGCGAACGCCGAAAACCGCGAGATGACCGATGATGAAATCTCGGATTCGGACAAGCTGCTTGCGGAGGCCGAAACCATCCGCGACAAGATTGAGCGGCGCAAAAAAAACGACGCTCAACAACAGAAGATCAACGACGCCGCCGAATCGATTCGTCGTCCTGGCACGCGCCAGGCCGCTCCGAGCGAACCGGCCACCGGTCCACGCTCTAGCAATGAAATCGTAGTTCCGTGTCGGCGCGTTGGGTCACTCCAAGCGTTCAAGGGTCCGAAGGCGGACGAGAACGCCTACATCAGCGGCATGTGGGCCATCGCCACACTGTTTCCCGATTCGCACCCCATGAAGGGCAAGGCGAAGACGTTCTGCCGCGAGCATGGAGTTTTCCAGGGCATTCAAAACGCCATGAGTGAGGGCGTGCCGAGTGCCGGCGGAAACCTCGTCCCGGAGTCGATGGGTCAAACCATCATCGACCTGCGCGAAACCTACGGCATTTTCCGCCAATGGGCGGATGTGACTCAGATGCCGAGCGATGTTCATACGATCCCGCGCCGCAGCGGCAGCCCGTCTGCCACGTTTTACGGCGAAGGTGAGGCAATGACCAGTTCCGACGCCAGCTTCAACAACGTGAAGCTGATGGCAAAGAAGTTGGGCATTCTCACGCGGGTTAGTTCCGAACTGAATGATGACAGCATCGTGAGCATGGCGGATTACCTCACGCGCGACATCGCCTGGGCTTTTGCTCTGAAGGAAGATCAGTGCGGTTTCAACGGCGACGGTACGTCCACATACGGCGGCATTACCGGCTTGACGGTGAAGGTGCAAACCAACACGGCATCATTCCCGGTGGTTCCGACCGCAACCCACAACACGTTTGCGGAACTGGACGCCACGGACCTAATCACGCTGATGAGCAAAGTTCCGGCCTACGCTCGCGCGGGGTCGGCATGGTTCATCTCGCAGGAAGGTGCCGACCTTGCCTTTAGTCGCCTCATGGCGGCTGGCGGTGGCAACACGAACCAGACGCTGGCTATCGCGGGAATCACCGCACTAGGTCAGCGCGGCGTTGTGGGCACCTATCTCGGCTATCCCGTCGTGGTCAGCCAAGTACTGCCGCTGGAAAGCACGACCAAGACCAATCTGCCAATGCTCTGCTTCGGCAATTTGCGTTTGGCCGCGACTGTCGGCGACCGGCGGTCAATCAACTTCGCAATTGACGGCAGCCGTTATTTTGATCAGGACCAGATTGCCATTCGCGGCACGGAGCGCATCGACATCAACGTGCATGACACCGGCGATACGTCAACTCCGGGTCCGTGCTGCGTGCTCAAGGGCGGTTCGTCCTAAGCCTGATTCCACCAAACCAAAAGATTCTTCGGAGATTCAAGAGATGCGTCCGCAAACAAAAACCTTTGTGTCAATCATGGACACGCAGGCCACCGCTGGCGAAACGAACACCTATTCGTTCGACCGGAAGGACTACGATTATGCCAACATCAATTTGTCGATCATGGGGACGGAAACAACCGACCCGCCGACCGTCATGCACTTGACACACTCGGACGACAACACCACGTTCGCTACGTTCACCGGATTCACCGGCGGTACGGATTTCACAATCCCGACCGCCATCCGCACGCTGGGCAACGCTTCGCAGGGTCCAACGATCGTTAAGTTCCGCGCCAACCTGCAAGCGGCGAAGCGGTACGTCAAGGTCACGTGCAATGCGGCTACGAAGATGACTCAGGTCGTCAACGTCGAATTGTCCAACCCGGACGAGTCGCCAGAGAACGCAACCGCCGCTGGCGTTGCCGTTCTTTGTGTCGGCTAAGCGTTTCGTTCAATTTCCATCCAACGGACTCTAAACATGGCAAGCCGAGGCGTCCTGTATTTCATTTGGGGCACGGACTGTACCGACCTTCTCCAACGGTCCATTGCATCCCTAAAAAAACATCACCCGGAATTGCCACATAAGATCGTCACCCTGCCGGACAACGCTACCTATCTGGACAAGGTGAAGATGTATGACGAGTCACCGTTCGACACAACTGCGTATCTGGACGCCGATACGGTTGTGTTCGGGCGGTTGGATTACGCCTTTGAACGCGCCGAGCAATTCGGCGTTGCCCTGTGTGTAAACGAATCGCCCTTTGCGCGCCGCTATTCCAAGAGCGGACTGAAGGGCGATGCAGTTGAGTACAACGCGGGCGTCGTGTTCTTTGACAAAATAAAAGGCAAGCCGCTTTTCGACGCCTGGAAAGCGTGCTGTCACGACATCGACTCGTCCTCTCTGTTTCGCACGCCAGAGGGGACGAAGCGGCAGCGGTGCAACGATCAGGCTGGGCTAGCCAAGGCGGTGGAGGATACCGGCTTTAATCCCTTCGTGTTGCCGATGAACTGGAACTATCGGCCGTTCTGGCAGCGATCATACGTCGGTCCGATTAAGATTTGGCACGACTACGGCACTCCGCCTGAGCACCTCGTTGAGCATTCCGAGCGAACGCAGGGCGATGTGGTTTTCGATAACTGTCGCCTGACGGATGAGGCAGAGCATTCCGCGCCAGATCAACCGGAAGGAAAGACGATCAACGTAGCCTGCGCGATGAGCGTTCCGCGCCTTGGGTTTCAGGACAATTTTTTCTGCGTCTCGGAGGCGTTGACACCGCTCGGCATTAAGCCGGTTCATTATGACGGCGTGTTCTGGGGGCAGTGTCTTGAGCGGGTAATGATGGGCCAACTCGATAGCGACTGGATACTCACCGTCGATTACGACTCTGTATTCACGAAGCGGGACGTTGAAACGCTCATCAGCTTGGCCGGGCGTGGCGATCAGGTTTCACCGCCAGTCGATGCGATTGCGGGCGTCCAGCTTCGCCGAAAGACGCATGACGTTTTGATTGCCGTCAAGAAGGCGCACGACGCAGGACTAGAGCCGCACCTGTCCATTAACGAGTTCAAGCCGGACTTGCTCAAGTGCGATGTGGCTCACTTTGGCCTGACGATGTTTCGCACGGCGGCGCTCCGCAAGATGGAACACCCCTGGTTTATGAACGTGCCGGATGAGC